ACTCCGTCAATATCAAATTGTTTTCCTAATAGATTTGGAAGTTTCTTTCCAATAAATGTAAATTCAACCGATACATCACACAAGTGCGTTAACTGATATCCGTCTTCAGTTTCCCAATTAGAATTTTGCGGTATAGTTATGTTTACTGAACTAAAGTATCCTGGTTGGTCTTTATATAAATCCCCAATCGTTAACTCTACAAATGGTGCGACTGGTCTTGGTTCGTTATCATTTTGAATTACATTGTCTTGATATGCTGGTAATGTTAATGATTTAATTGCTTCAATTTTTTTCCACATCAATGGTATATCACCACGAGTCAAAGCTGCTACTTTAAATCCAAAACTAATGTTTCTTGAATACCCAGAATAAACATACACTTGGTCTGCTCTACCGATGTATCTTGTTGGATTATATTCTCCTGATGAATTATCTGTTATATCGTTTAAGTATGCTGGAAAGTTTATAAGTCTTTTTCCTATTGGGTCATTGATGTAAAATTTAATAAAGTCTCTTGGAAACCCAGAGTTGAATATTTCTTCTTTGTTATCTTCATAGTACATTTTTGATGATAACCCATAACTTTTTTTGTCATCAATCACTACACCTAATCTTCTACTTGGTCTTTTATTTTTATCATTAAATCTATTAACTCCAAGAAATATAGATGTTGATGGTTTATCAAATTTTATACCTTGATTTACGACTTCACTTCCGTCTTGTATATCACCACCAACTATGTTATCAGTTTTAACTCCTAAATTCTTAACTAATGATGTAGGGTCATAGTTTCTTGTGTCTTCGTTTGCATTTAATTTATGTAGTCCAATTTGTTTTCCAACGAATAACGCAGTTTTCTCTACACCGACATCTTTAACTGCTTGAAGTGCTTGTTCTCTTCCTTTAATTTCTGGTGGTAAAGTATCGGTGTCGATTTCTGGTCTTGGTAGTTTTGTTAATTCTGATGTTCGTTCAGTATTATCACCTTGTTTGACTTTGAATGTTCCGTCATCAGTATTGGTTCCACCAATTCCCTCTGCTAAGTTTGTTTTTAAATCTATTAGTGCCATATTAATTTGCTAATGCCTCTGTTGATGTAAATGGTGTAAAGTTATCTGTTGTCTTGGTATTTCCAGCTATCTGGTCATTTGAACCTGCAATTCTATTCATTAACATATTCAAACCTTGAAGTGCTATTGCGATACCAGCAACTTGTGGAACTAACCTTAGTAGTCCTGCTCCACCAGCTCTTAGTGCTGCTCCAGCAGTGGCTGTTCCGGCAACATTTGAAATCAATCTACCAGCCACTGGCGCTGCTGCAGCTGCTGTTCTTAATGCTAAAGCTTGTGTTAAAATTTTAATAGCTTGTGTATTTTGTTGAACTTCAGTTGATTGTAATTCAACTTCACCACCTGCTAATCGTCCAAGTTCTGCTACGGTAATTCCAAGAGCAGATGCTAATGACTTTCTTTGAATTACATTTAATTTATTTAATTCTTGTTCCGAACCAACTAAACGAACTACTTCTTGTTGTAAACCTGCTAAATCTCCTGCTAATGCTAATTCTCTTGCTCGGTTAAGATTTAGTTGTCTACCAATCAATAGTGATGCTTGTAGTTCTGATTCTATTGATGACTGGAAGTCTAATATATTTTCTGCTATGTTTCCAACAGTACTTAATCCTAATCCTAATTGTTTTGCTTGAACTGCTGCTAATCCTAAGTTTCTACCCCCGTCTTGTGCAAACTTAGCAAATAATTCGGTGTTGTTTGCTAAATCTGATATTACATCTTTTGGTAATACCCCACGAAGTGCAGCAAATCTACTGATTTGAGTTTGGATTGCTCTTGCTTGTTTGTCTGATACACCGGAGATTTCTGTTTGTGCTTGTAATATTTTTGCACTTTCATCTGCTGATATACCGAACAAAAATCCTAATCTTTTAATGGAGAATAAATTGGCAAATGAAGCTTTATTAACATTTCCAAATGCTTCTTTTAATCCGTCAAATGCTCCACCAAAAAATGTTCTTTTAATAGTGTTGATTGGGCCAAGAGATTCTAATCCTTGTTGGAAACCAATTGATACTAATGCTCCAAGTCCTGCTAAACCTAATATTGAACCCATTTTAGAACCCTTGAAGAATCCTTTAGATATAGCACCCTCAACTGCTCCTGATGTAGCACCCTCAACCATACCTTGTGAAACATTATCACCAAATCCACCACCGGTAAATACCTTTTCTATTGATGTTCTAAATGAATCGGACATTTCTTTACCGAGTTCGTTTGTTCCCAATACATCAGATAGTACACCACCAATTCCTGGTATTTTTTGAACGAATCCGTCTATTGAATCCCCAATACTTTTATATTGGTTGGCTTGTAGATTAACAATACGATTGGTTTCTTTTTGAATATTTTGTTTTGCTTTTAATTTTGCTATGATTTGACCGGTGTCTTGAACACCCTCACGCATTAAATCTCTTTCTAATTTAGATAAATCAACTTGTTGAAAGTTTTCTTCTGTAATGGACTTGTTGTTATCTAAAACTTCTTTTGCTTTATCAAGAGTTTCACCGACGAGTTTTGCTTGTGCTTTATTGGCATTTACATTTTTTGCATATAATGTTGCCAAGTCATCTTCTAATCCAAGTTGCTCTTTAAGAATATCCCTTGTTTCCTTTCTTTTGTCAAGCTCTTGTGTTAAAAGATTATTTAACTTTTCTTGATTTTGTTCTGATTTACTTTTTGCCATATATTGATTGTACTAATTGTGAAAATTAAAAAACTGAATAAATTTTAATAGTTTTTCTTAAAGTAATCAAATGTTTTTTTAAATTCTGGGTCTTGTTTTGATTGTGTTTTGATATAATCTTGTAAGTCCCTATCGATTTTTTGAATCTTAGCGATTGATTGTTTGATTGTTGGGTCTTTTTCCAATTGTCTAATGGTTTTTGTAGCACCACCACGAGCAATCGCTTTCATCAATGAACCGACGAATTCTGGTATGATTTTTTTGTCTTTTACTTTAAAATTTGCCATAGATTAATTCCATTTATTCAGTAATAAATATCATCAAACCTAACTTTTCATCAATCTTGGGTCTTGATTTTGTTTCATCGCATCTTCGTATTGTTTGTTTTCTGTTTCTTTGGTTTTGACGAGTTTGTTTGCGTAAAACCTACGAAGTGGTAATGGCATATTATAGATTTCGGAGTGAGTGAATCCCTGTCCGTAATAAACTATGTTGAAGAGTTCTTCGTGGATTGCCGCCCTATTCTCTGGCGGCTGGCCAAAAAAAGTCTAACCCTAAAGGAACTCCGACCTTAACTACATTTCCGTTCCCAGTTGTATAATTGAATCTTAAATCCATATCTGGTGTAATTGATTGAACAAACTTACGATATTCTCTTGCGTCTAATGCTAAAAACTCATTGTCTACAAAATTATCAATTGTTTTTTGTTCTGTTTCTCCGTCAATAGATTGAATCTGATATTTTAATCTTGTCGTGACTTCACTTGATACACCTGTGATTTGTTCTGCTTTTTCCAAAGATTTCAATATTTTGTTGATTTCTGATTCATCTTTGTGAGTTAATAATTTGAATCCAACTTTTCTTTTTGAATTAGGTAATTCAAATTCAAAATTGTTTCCGTTTTGTAATAAAGATTCATCAACTTTCTTGTGGTCTAATGTGGTTAAATCAATAGTGGTTTCTACTTCTTGATTTGTTTCTGGGTCGATTATCATTACATCATAATCTTTTCCGTATCCTAAAATACGAGTTCCGACCATTAGTGCATTTTTATCACCGATTAGTAAATCATCTAATTTAACTTTTGGGTCTGCTATTACACTTTGTAATAATCGTTCAATCACCACACCTTGTGAAATAAGGTTTTGAGATGTTAATATGTCTTCTTCTTTTGCTGTCATATACTTGACATCGATTGTTCCACTACGCAAAGGACTATCTTCGGGATACAATAATCCCTTTGATGGTAAAGATAGAACTTCAGTAGGAAAACCATACTGATTTTCAGCCATTTTGTTTTACTCCTTGATTATTAAGAATTAATAACTTATTATTTTTTACCCATAATCTTTTCAGCACCTGCGATACCGAAAGAACCAAGGGTTATGAATACAAATGAATTGTAAACCATATCATTTATAACTAAATCTTTTCCGACTATTCCTGTTCCTAAATCAACTACTGCAAATAATGTCATTACTGCAAATGATGCGAAACCGATAATTGATTTTTCATTGTAATCATTGTCGTCTTTAAAAACTGCCCACATTTTAAATCTCCTTAGAATTGAAGTATTGCGTAGTCATATTGTAGAGTTAGTGCGATATCTGCTACTTCTGATGATGCGAAATCTAATTCATTGAAGTTTGCTTCTGTGATGAATGCTCCTTTCAATGTCCACTCTTCTACTTTATCTCCGACTGGCCCCAATACATTAAATGTAATATCTTTTTTATAGAAATCTGAATATCCGTCACGACCTGTTACTGATTCGTGATGTAGTCTTACCCACTCTATAACTGATTGTGCTCCTGAAGGAACAATAGGGTCATATAAAGTGATACTAATAGGTTGCCAAGTTGCTTTACCTTTTACATATCTTTTTGTATTGATATGGTCTAATGTGATTGTTTCAAACTGAATACTTGGTCTTGCCATTGTTTTAACAAGATATGCAGGTATTCCGTCAATCTCCATAACGAACCTATTTTTAGTTTTCGGTTCAAATGGTGTAAAAAATATATCGTTTGGGTCTAATAATGCCACTTTATTTCTCCTATAAATTAACTCAGTAATAAATATAACAAAATCAAAAAAAGTGATTTCCATTTGGAAAATATTTTAATATAATTTTTAGAAGTTTTTTTGAAGTTTTTACTTGACATTGTCATTTTTTATTTGTATATTATAGTATGATTGATGAAATAATATGTGAAGAATGTGGTGTTGAAATAGACGGCTTTTTCCTTTGTGATGATTGCGAAGAAGAAGTTTACGAAAGAGATAACCACGAAGAAGACGAAGAAAATTAATTAAAAAAAAGCTTGACTTTTACAAAAAGAATTAGTAAGTTAATATATGATTGATAACGATATAAAGGAAAATGAAATGATTGAAAATAATGAAATAATTACAACTGATACCGAAGGTATTTATATGAGAGATTACCAAGATACTTTGGTAACAAGAGAAATCCCAAATAATTATGGGTATTATAATGATGCTGGTGAGTATGTAGAAAATGGAACATTTACTATTACTCATTATAGATATGCACACAATCCTATGGAATTGTATAGAGCTAATGAAAATCAACCAAGATTAAATCTTGAAAATTACAACAATACTACTCCTGGTGAAGTTGCTCTTTACAAAGGTATTCCTATGAGATTTAGATTTAATCCAGTTATTAGAGAAATGATGATGACTGGTAATTATAGAATTAGGTATCGTGGTGGTAGTAAACCACAATATGGTTATCGTAGAAGTCAATACAATACCATAGCAGAATACGCTGATACCTTTGCGATTTATCCAAAATAGGTGTTAATATCGTAATCGTAAGAACCTATTGAGTTGTGGGTTTTCGGTGACTACTTATTTGGAACCGAAGGGTTATGTAGGGTTTCACGACATTAGAAACAACCCTTGTGAGTTAGGTGGTTAAACTCTCAAATTTTTCTTTCAGTCATATCATAACAAAAAACCCCCAATTTCTTGGGGGTTTTTCTTAATCAATATTCCTATTATTCTGGGAATGCTGCTCCTGTTGGTTGAACTACAAAGTCCAATACGATAAATTCAGCTGTTCTTGTAGGTTGGATAAATATCTGTCCTACTAATTGATTTCTATCAACAACATCTGGTGTGTTGTTAGAATCGTCCATTACTACTCTGAAAGCAGTTAGACCTGAATTTGCTTGTACTTGTTCAAGATATGGATTCACAATGTTTAGGAATCTGTTTCTTGTTGAACTTGTATTTTGTTCAAACACTAAGAATCTTGATGTAGAAGCGATGAACTTTCTCAAGTTAATCAATA